CCGTCCGTTCGGACTACCCAGACTTGGGAATCTGGTTCTTCAGCATGATCCATTTCCACGATCCCGCTTACCGTAATATGCTGTGCCAATCGGGTCATATCAAATGCCCGGTATCCGTCAGTTTCAAATGTAAATCCGAATTCTCTTATTTTTCGTTTTGCTCTCTGGGCAAACAGGACGATGTTATCAACTCGAACAGGAATAACTTGAGCAGAACCATGAGTCGTTTGCCGACGAACAGTAACATCAGAAGGCGTAATTACCGCCCCGGTTGAGGATGGAATCCATTCACCTCCAGTAGTCCCGATTGATAATGTATCTTCTCCAGCCGACATCCAGCGGATAGCATTGACATTATCAGCGGAAATCGTAAAGTCCAAAGCATCATCATCATGTACTGTTTCATCGAATGTTCCCGCCGTAGGATCACTGTCGGGAGAATGATTTTCAAAATCACCTGTCTGGGAAGCCCAGAAGGTTTGAGGTTGATCTGTATTTCCAGCGGCGTATAATCGTTGCTCAAAAAAGGCTCCCGTGGACGGATATCCGGTCGTTGCAGACCAAGAACCAAGTCGCCATTCGGTTTCTGCGGTCGTAACGGTTACGGTTCTGTCAATATCTACCGTACAGTGAGTTGTATCTGTTATCGCCGTTATAACTCCCCACCCCCAGTTGGTAGTGCCATTATCTGTCAAGCGGAAAGATCTTCCGATATCACTGGAGGTAAACCCCGTTCCGCCGTTAATTCCGTTCGTAGAAGAAGCCGTTAAAGTTTTTCCGAGTCCCGTAGCTGCGTTACAGGTTAAAGTTGTAGTAGTAGAATTTTTTGGTAACCAAGGGCCGTCTTGCCACGGGACTTCTACCAATGACCATGTCGTATGCCCCCGTCGTTCCAACCGATAAGTTGGGTAAGAGGCATGAAACATATAAAGAATATCCGCAGATTGTGGGCCTTCAATTTGATATAAATCACCTTCCGCATAGGGTGTTACCAGTTCAACGGGAACATTATCCAGTAACGCGACATTATCTATCTGGACTGTTTTTGCCTGTTCGCTTAAAAACTGCACATAAAAATTAGCCGCAGTCGCTGTAAAGGAATAACAGTGATACCCGACTTCCGCTATAAAATCATTGACTATTTGAGTTCCTGTCGAAGACGTTCCCACTCGAAAAAAAGCATAGTCCCCCGGTGCGCCGATCACCTGAAACTGAAGAACGTGTTCTATTGCGGAAGAATTCGTAACAACCTGTTCCGCACTAGCCGTAGTTGTTCCATTAGAAACCAGACTTAATCTATCATTAGTAGCATCATGGGCGATTGATGATCCGCTTCCCGATCTGTCAGTCCAACTGCTGATTCCGGAGGGAAATGTTCCATTGGTAATCGAAGCGGTGATATTGGGAACCGTGATCTGCCCTTGGTTTCGAAAAAACCGCATATAGTTCGCGCCCATCTCGATAATGTAATTTTGAGTCGTAGAGAATTCGAATTTCTTGAGACGGGATTTTACGGTAGCCCCGGTTTTAGTAGCCGCAACATAACGTGTACCGGAACGGCGCATGGCCCCACCCTCGGGGAGAGGGATGAGATTCTCCATGGTTGCCAGACCACTGGGGTATTTATTGAAATCTACACGGGCAGCCAGTCTTGGGGTAAGTTCCCCAGTATTCATCGATGGGGTTATCGGATGAACTTTTGGCATTATCGAAATCCATTACGAGAATCAGCCCATGTGCCTCTAGGACGAGGTTCGGGAAAAGAACCCATAGCGTCGATAGATTTAGCTCTTGCCAGATCCTTATCGGCTCTTGCCGCAAGTTGATCTTCAAGAACATTTGAATTAGCTATAGTAATCGCCAGATTTCTAGCCAAGGCAGATGCTAGAGCAATCCGGAACGAAGCGGGCATTAAATTAGGGTCAGTTTCCTGTTTAACAAATGTCAAATAGACATTAGAATGATCGGTTGCTATAACTTTCTGATTACCGACCTGTTCTTCACGGTAATCAATTGTCCCGTATCCGGCATCATTGTCGTGAACAGAAATAGTGTATAACCAGCCGGAAGGCAGTGCGTAAGCGTAATCATATCCGAATGCAGGGGTGGTTGATGATTGTGCTAATTCAACACGGTGGGTAGCAAAATTCCACGGGAATTCCATCATATTATCACGGATTTCCGTGTAGATATCGTTTACCGCATTGGCATTGGGGGTCGCTTGTGTAAAGGAGGTTATACGTGTACCTCCGACTAGCCTCAATGCTACATTTGCTATGTCGGTCTCACTTGGCATACAAATCTCCTGTTAAACTGTAGCGGGTATTGGTTTATCCCCTCTTGCGATTGCATGAGCTTCCGCTTTATTCTCTGTTTCGCATACAACTTTTCCGTTAGCAAAAATCGTATAGGATCGTTTTCCTAGATTCCACTCTACTGATCCGGTGCCTAAAATAAACTCTGGGGAAGCTTCTTCTTTTGGTTTTTCTTTTTCTACTTTCGGTCTTGGAAAATTAGATATTTTCGTACTTAAAGGATGAAATTCAACATTGTATCCGGTATCCTCATTTTTTACTTCCAAGATAATTCCTTCACATATAGCCATAATACGGTTCTGTCTTATCTCCATCATACGAACCGTATCACCCGCCATGAGATTTCCTCCCACGGTGTTGAAAAATCCTTCGTTAAAGCATTCTTTTATTTCATGCTGGTCACAGATATAGTTCCAAACTTTGCCAAAATTTCCGTCTTCCGGTTTATTCAGCTTATTAGTTCGCGCCTTGAGCATAAAATCTCCTTTGAAAGTAGTGGAAATACTGGTTTCCCTTTATAAAAAAGAAAAACCAGTATTTTACACGTTAATATTTAATCAGAGTCGGTCATAAGGCCAACGGTTACATTAGTGGTATCTACGGCTCCGGACGATACTTCATTAACTATATGAGTACCATACGTGGAAATAGTACCAGTTCTTACCGCCGTACCCCAGACAACAACATAGATGATATCGCCGACTGCCATTTTCTGGTCGTCATCATCATTATTGAAATATCCGGCAGCATCTACGGTAGCATGAGCATCCGTAGTGTCGTAGCGGTAATAATTGTAACCATTAACGTGTGAAATCAACGCCAATTCCGATGTGTCAAAAGCCATATCGATATCCTCGTTATTGGTTAAAGAAAACCGGAGTGCCGAAGCACTCCGATTAATTTACGCTGGTAAAACTTCAACTAAACACGTTGCTTCAGAAGCCGTACTGCCTTCGCCGCCACAAGTGACTTCGATAGCTGCTCCTTCGGTTATCGTGTTAGCTCCATCGGCTGTTCCGGTATCCACATTACCTGCCGCAGAACCTGAAGCGGTAATCGTGATGATATCAGCGTCAGAACCATCTGTTACGTTGGTTCCTCCGATTTCCATACCTATAGTGGTATCGGTTCCGCAAGCGCCGTGAATAACAGTCCATATACGACTGATAATGCCGTCACATGGAGATACTACCCATGCGCTTGTAGTCGTAGAAATTGCCAACATATGAGTCGAGAGAATAATCGGGGAACCCGTTCCCAACTCGGTTGCAACAGAACCAGATGAAACAGCATCTACCCGAAGGGTGTATCCGCCCTGATCCCCGACGACAAAAATAGTGTCATCGGCAGTCAGATTCAGATCATCGTCCGAGTTGTTGAAGTATCCCGCAGTCATAACAGTTTCACGAGTGTCCGTGTCAGACTTATAGGTATAGTAAGCGTTACCGGGATACCCGGTACCGTGATTATATAAATTGCTTGCTGAGTAAGCCATGAATTATCCCCCCTTATGAAGTTGGGATAGCAGCAGTGTCATCGAGATTTCCCTCGACTACTCCACCGTCATCGATCATAACAGAATTCCCAGACATAGCGTGGTTAACAAAGTGTGCTGCACGATCACCATGCCACGTAATATCTGCGCCTATGGAAGTCTCACCAGACATCGTACCAGCAAGATTCGCCGGGGTTTTACCTGCGGCATAACCAACAGCCGTCTTGTTCCAGACGAAAACTTTAGATGTAGATGTACCTACACCCGGATTTCCAGAATGAACTGTCCACAAAACCTGCGCCCATCGTTTGTAGTTGCCAACCGCAGCGCCGCCCTTGTAAGGAAGTCCGTCTATACCGACATAATCAGAAGATGCGAACTCTTGAATCGTTGACGCCATCGCCCATAATTTTGGGGACATGACACCGTACATATTTCCGGGATCATAAGCATCTGCCGAGATTAAAGTTTGGATCATACCCAGTAAACCATTTCTTACTGCGGCAGATGAAGATACCGTAAAAGAAACAGTTGTCGCAGTTGTAGAATCCAGAGTCGTAAAAATCTGAGAATCGACTTTTCGACCTAACGCTTTAGCACCGCCACGGGCGATAGCCATACGTTCGTCGATATTTATTTTTGCCTCATCCAGTTTATCAACCCAGTCGCCAGCATAGAAATCAGCTAGGGTCGTGGAGATAGCCGTATGAGTTTGGTTCAT